GCGTGATGTGATGATGCGTTATCGCAACAAGCTTGTATATGATGCATCTACCGGAGAGATTCGTGATGATAAAAAGTTCATGGCAATGTTGGAGGATTTTTGGTTACCTCGCAGAGAAGGAGGACGTGGTACTGAAATTTCTACTCTTCCAGGAGGACAAAACCTTGGAGAAATCACGGACATTGAGTATTTTAAAAAGAAACTGTACCGTTCACTCAACGTCCCACCCTCTAGAATGGATGGTGAAGGTGGATTTAATCTCGGAAGATCTTCTGAAATCCTCAGAGACGAACTAAAATTCACTAAGTTTGTAGGTCGTTTAAGGAAGAGATTTAGTAATCTATTCAATGATATGCTGAAAACTCAGCTATTATTGAAGAACATTATTACCCCAGAAGACTGGGAAATCATGAGTGAACACATACAATATGACTTTTTGTATGATAATCACTTCTCAGAATTAAAAGAAACTGAACTCTTTACTGAAAGATTAAATGCAGCCGCAACAGCAGAACCATATGTTGGAAGGTATTTCTCTCAGGACTTTGTAAGACGTAAATTACTTCGTCAGACAGAGGAAGAAATTAAAGAGCAAGATGAATTGATGCAGAAAGAGATTGCTGATGGTACTATTCCTGATCCAAATATGGCAGTTGATCCTGAAACTGGACAACCTTTGGAAGCAGGTGCAGCGTCTAATGACCTTGGATCACCTGTTATGGAACCAGATCTAGAGTCGGACAGTAAAACAACTGAACTACCGAAGGGTGGGGAAATATAAATAAAACTGATTATCTATTTATAATTTAAGAATATGGATGAATTAATGGATTTGCTTTCGGATAAGGAATCTTCTGCGAATGCAATAAGCGACAAGATCAAAGACATGCTTTATAGCAAATCAGCTGATAAAGTTGATGGTTATCGATCTAACGTTGCTGATAGTATGTTTAATTCAGTGAATGCACCTACTCAGAATGAAGTAGATGCAGCACCTGAAGTTGATCCTGAGGACGACTATAACCCTGAATCACCTGAGGCAGTAATGCCAGCAGTTGGTGAAGCACCGTCTCCTTAAGTGATTATAAATAACTAGTAAAATGAGACTATAGCTAATGGCAGCACATAATCCAGTTGGAACCGGAGTTTCTGTAGCAATATCTGCTGCATCTACTTCCACTACTTTCAAACAAGAATCACAATATGTGAGAGTGGTAGCAGTTGGCGGTGCTTGTCATGTTGCCATCGGTACTAATCCTACTGCAGCGACTACTGACTATTATGTCCCTTCGGGCGGAACAGCAGTTTTAAGTCTCGGTAAAGTTAGATCTAACCGAGTTGTTGGTATTACTACAGGATATGGTGAAACAACTATTGATTTTGCTCAAGGAACTGGATCTCCAGTTGATAAAAATCAATTAGTTTCATTAGAAGTAACTGGGAACACTGCATTAAGTTTTGGTCCTAGTCTTGGAATTGCTACTGCAAATGCAGCATATGTCAAGTCCATTAATAGTTTCGGTGGTGTGAGTGGGTATGAAAGTACTCGTATTGTAGTGGATCGTGATTCACAATATTTGACAGAAAGTTCTACTTTCCCATGGGCTCAACTACAAAAAGTAGTAAGAGTTGCCATCATAGGTTCTCATGGTTCAAGTGGTCATGCACAAATCCAACAAGTTCAAATCGCAGGGGATGCCTAAATGAAACTCATTAGAGAAGAAGTCGAATCAGTCGAATTTCTAGTTGAAAATAGAAATGGCAAGAAGTCGATGTATATCGAAGGTGTTTTCTTGCAAGGCAACATCAAGAACCGTAATGGTCGGATGTATCCTATGGAAACTCTCCGCAAGGAGGTTGGACGTTATACTGAAGCTCATATCCAATCGGGTAGAGCACTTGGTGAGTTGGGACATCCAGATGGTCCAACAGTGAACCTCGATAGAGTTTCACATAAAATCGTTTCTCTAAAAGAGAACGGAAATAATTTCATTGGTAAAGCGAAAATTCTCGGTACACCAATGGGTAAAATTGCATCTTCATTAATTGAGGAAGGTGTTAAACTTGGTGTTTCTTCTCGTGGTATTGGATCTCTTAAACCAACCCGTGAAGGATTTAATGTAGTAGGTGAAGATTTTCAGTTAGCAACTGCTGCTGATATCGTTGCCGACCCTTCTGCTCCAGACGCATTTGTGAATGGAATAATGGAAGGAAAAGACTGGGTTTGGGATGGAGGTATTCTGCGTGAGAAGTTCGCAGCAAATACTTACAAGACCATAAACACCCTTGTAGATCAAAAACAACTCGATGAGAAAAAATTGAATTTATTTAATGATTTCTTATCAAACATATAAAACTTCTAAATAAAAGTAGGTTTAATTACGGAAACTTCGGAGATTACCCCAATGTCTAGTGGCAAGCAATTACAAGAAATGGAAGTAGGCACTAAGCAATCCAAAACTGCCGTCAATGCGAATGCAAAGCCCGGTATGCCAATGGAGACGCTCCCTTCCAAGGATGGTCAAGGTTTAACACCTGTAGAAAATCTAGGTGGACCTTCCCCAGATAACTATAGTCCAACAAACGATTCTGCAAAATTAAAGGATCCGGCGGGTACTATACTCCAATCCGTAACGGCCGTAAACAAAAAAGCTGTTAAAAAGGAAGAGGCAGACGTGGAAGTAACTGACGAGCAAGAAGTTGTGGCAGAAGAGCCAGCAACTGAGGAAGAAGTAGTTGCAGAAGCAGAAGTCGCTGAAGAAACAGTTGACGAACCTGAACTAGACATCGAAGAAGATGTCAACGCTCTACTTGGCGGAGAAGATCTCAGTGAAGAGTTCAAAGCAAAAGCTAAGACAATCTTTGAAGCTGCAGTTAAGTCTCGCGTTGCAGAGGCAGCAGCAGAAATCGAAGCACAACACGCAGCAAAATTAGAAGAAGAAGTTGCCGAAGCAAAAGGCGAACTTCAAACCCGTGTTGATAACTATCTTGAGTACGTATCTGAGGAGTGGTTCACTGAGAATCAACTCGCAGTTGAGCACGGACTTAAGACTGAGTTAACCGAGTCATTCCTTGAAGGAATGAAGAGTCTTTTTGAAGAACATTATGTATCAATCCCTGATGACAAATATGATGTACTTGAGAGTATGGTAGAAAAACTTGATGACATGGAGACCAAGCTCAATGAGCAAATCGAAAAGAACATCGGATTAAACAAGAGACTCGGTGAGTCTGTTGCTGATGGTATTCTTGGAGATGTTTCTGAAGGATTAGCATCCACTCAGAAAGAAAAGCTCGCTTCCCTAGCGGAAAATGTAGAGTTTGAAAGTGAAGAAGAATATCGTGAGAAGTTAGAGGTACTTAAGGAATCTTATTTCCAATCAAAACCTTCTGCTTCATCTAAATCAGAAAACTTGTCCGAAGGTGTAGATCACGCTTCTGACGTTGATGTATCCGGTTCAATGGCAGGATATCTCAATACACTTTCTAGATTTAAATCCTGAATTTAATATCAATTCAAACGTTAAACGCTATTAGGTAAACCTCAAATGTTCCAAACAGAACAGTTGCAGGAAAAGTGGAAGCCGCTTCTAGAGTATGAGGGTCTTGATCCAATCAAAGACAATCATCGTAAAGCAGTTACTGCCGTCCTGCTCGAAAACCAAGAAAAGTTTTTAAGAGATCAGCAAGCATTTGATCAGTCAGGTTCATTCCTTTCTGAGCAACCAACTATGTCAGTTGGTAACACTGGTTATCAATCCGGTGGTAATCAAACCCTTGCAGGTTTCGACCCAGTATTAATCAGCTTGATTCGTCGTTCAATGCCTAACTTGGTGGCATACGATCTTGCTGGTGTACAACCAATGAGTGGTCCTACTGGACTCATCTTCGCAATGCGCTCTCGTTACAATGCACTCTCTGGAGAGGAAGCATTCTACGATGAAGCAAACTCAGCATTCTCTGGTGAGGATAAGGGTGGCACAAACACCACATTCCCAGATACAGCCGCTGGTATTGGTACAACTGGTCCTCAAGATGGCACTAACCCTGCTGTTCTAAACCCAGTTGGATCTGCTACTTCTACTGCTTATGACGTAGGTGTAGGAATGCCAACAGGTGCTGCTGAATCATTGCGCGGTACAACTGATTATGCCTTCAACCAGATGGCATTCAGTATTGAGAAAGTAACTGTAACTGCTAAGTCAAGAGCATTGAAAGC